TTGATGATCGCGTCTTTCATGAACCGCTCCTGAAATGGCAAGAATGAACAGGCGTTTATTATATGGCAAGATGATTAAATGTCAAGGCGAAAAGAAAGTGTATAGCGGCCCGATAACTCAAGGCCCAAAAATCCGATAACTGCCTTCCCAAAATCAATTGAATAGGTCAAAGTTACTTTGATTTTAGGGTTTGAATTTTACAAAAAGGAGCTTTTCTGCGTTCTTTTGAATCCGGTTTTTAGAGATGCTGTGATAGGCTATACTGAAAGGCTTGATGTGGGTGAAATCAATCGTCACTTTTAATGGCCCGTGCCCTGACCCTCGGGGAGAAGTTTGGGCGCTCAGGGCGCTTCCACGCGCGTATCTATCCGCCCTCACATGCTCATCGGGAATTGAATTCCCCGCGATTTATTTTGATATGGGTGTTAATATCATTGGAATTAGTCTGCACGCGGCCTTCGTTGTCGATGTACACGGAGAGAGTAATGTTATTAATAGGATTGATTCCCCTTTCCCCAAATACCCTGTTGCCCTGTGCTCTCGATTCAGTTGTCTGCACATCGCTGAATTTTTCAAAAACCTTTTTCTGATAGTTTTCCCAATAAGGCTCCGCTATAACTGCGGCCGCCGCGACAGGCGCAGCGGCGTTGAAACTATTTGTAAGCCATGGTCCGGGGGTGAGGTACTTCAATAACTGACGGCCTTTGCCAAAGGCCAGGGCGCCCAGGGCTGCGAGCGAGAGCCCCGCCGCGCCGATTCCAAGCCCTTTGGTCAGATTCGGCGAGTCGGCCAGAAATTTCACAGGCTTCTTGGCGCGGTCGTAGATCTCGCTCGAATCTGTTTTAATCGCATCCAGGTGACCCTTGACCTTATTGAGTTGTTTGCTCCACTTTTCATCAGCCTTGGTTGCGCGCTGCGCTGCAATCTGCGCGGCATTGCCCTGATCCTCTAAGGCTTTTTTTATTGAGTCCTTTTGAGAAAAGAGAAAAGGAAGCGCTTCATGCGTGCCCTGTCCGAATGTTTCATCGAGCCTTTTATTGTATTCTTCATCGCCCAGCATCTTTTTCCGCTTAGCGAGAACTGGTTCGAGTTCCTGAAGTGTCTCGATTAAATCTTTTTTTACCTTCTTCCCGGTCTTCGGATCAATCTTGAAGATATCAATGCCGGCTTTCTTAAGGATAGGCGCTTTCTCCTCGATAGTATTGACGATGCTCTCTATTCCCATCACAACACGAGGCGAATCCGCACCAGCCTTTTTGATCGCAGACGCAAGCGCGAGGATTTCTTGATAGTCCTTTCCTGCTCCGCCCTTTAAGATGCCGCGTTGCAGGAGGGTGTCGAGCGTTCCCATATCCGCGTTCGATGCAACGAGCGCCTCGGCTATCTTCTTAGCTTCGTCCGGCGTTTTGCGGTACATCTTCATGATCTGGACGATGCGTTCCTCCACCGACGTGAGGTCCTGCTCCATAGCGTTTGACGCCATGGAAGAAGCGTCCATGATTTTCAGGATGTCATCCGGCTTATATGACTTGGAGAGTTTTGCAGACGCGCTAAAGAGTGCACCCATATCCTCGCCGTGGCTTCCTGCCATAGCCACCATTTTGCTTTTGAATCCATCGAGCTCCTTGGCACTCATCTTGAGGTTTGCCTGCATCATGAGTAGGGCATCATCAACCTTCATGAACTCTTCCAGGCTGAAGAGCTTCTTAAGCGTCCGACTTGCTGCGTATGCAACCGCGACCTTTCCAAATGTGCCAAAGGAATCCGTAGCCTCATCAATCTTGCTCTTGATATTGGAGAAGACGTTCTTCACCGACGATCCGAAGTTGCGCACGTCGCGATCGGATTTTCCCAGCTCCGATTTGAGCTTTGAGCTGTCGGCTACTAAATCTATTCTGGCTTCGTTTTTTCCCATGGGTTTAGAAAGGCGGTACTATCTCTCTGGTCTGGATATCTTAATAATTTTTGCCTTACGTTCTTGGTTTGTTGCGGAATCCTCTTTTTCCGATTCGGGCATGGACATGTTCAGGATGTAGAGCCACTGTGCGTCGGTGAGGTCGATTGCTGGCTTACCAAAAAAAGCAAAAGCCTTCTTTGCATTCCGGAACTTAAAGTGTTCAAGGCTGTCGGCTTTTTTTTTATCTCCTCCCATATCTCGTTAAACCTATCATCCGAGAGATTCTCCAGTCTGGGGGAGCACTCATTCTCAAAGGCTGCATATTCGGCTATCAGATAGTCCTTCTGCTCCCTGGTCAGAAGCTTACGCAGTTCGTCGGCGGATGAGGAAAAAGGCTTTTTGCTGTTGTCAGGATCGCGCAGCGCCCGGAAAAGTATCTGCGTGGTGCGCTCGTCCTCGTAGGCGTCGAGAGTGGATGAAGCGACCGACATTTCCTCGCCCTTAAAGCGCCGCTCGGCCGCGAACACGGCATCCTGAATGTCGGCGTTCGAGAGGATCTGCATAACAATGTCATCCTCGGTCCCTGGAAATTTGATTGCTTTCACGTTGCGCGTGCCGGCTTTGAGCTTTTCGATAAGAGACATGGTTACCTCCAAAAGGGTATAAAAATAGGATTGAAGCGGAAATCCACAGCCTACTACTGCTGCTCGTATTTATTCAGGAGGTCCTTAAACGCCTCTTCTACCAAGGCGTTGAAGGGAACCCTCTTATTCGACTCAAGGCGTTTCAGCTTCGTAATCAAGTTGACATCCACCTTTGCGTCTAACAGTTGTCTCATAATAATAGGTGCCATGGTTGCCTCCCGAAATGAGTTGAGATAGAATTACCAGTTTATCCGCAGCGGCTTACTTTTGCTTGTGCTTTTTCAGACAATCTTCAAGCGCTTCCTCGATGAGGACGTTGAAGGCGACGGCCTTGTCGATGGCAAGGTGTTTCAGCTTTTTGATCATGTCTTCCTTCACTCTCGCCCCGAGTTGCCGTCTTGTTGTGTCCGATTTGGGTCTCGTCATGGTAGGAATCATACTTGGGTTTATGGTAACATTCAAGCGAAGCATTCGCGGGTCGGCGTGGCCGTGAGTATCGGAAGCATATTCACGAGCAACCTTCTGGAGAGGGGATGCGGGACCTATGGAATGCGGCGTGCTGTTTTAAGATAGGTATTGATGCGGCAGGGTTGAGCCGGGGTCAAACAACAGTTTAATTATCAATCGGACTCTTCTTCAATCCTATAATCTCTTTCCGTGGTTGCCTTGATAATCTGAAATGCTGGTATTGTTCTCGGAATGCCTTCGTGATCTTTGTACGTGAACCGTCCGACATCTTTTATAATTCCATGAAAAATACGGTTCTTCACTTTTTCTTTACCGAAATCAATAGCCGCGAAACTCCACGGTTCATGACGGTATCGTCCACTCCCCAATAGATGCGTCTCGTAAAACGAGAAAATGGCCTTGTGTTCATCAATCTGATAAATGAATGTAGACTTTCTTATATCAGGCTCAAGTGCAAACTGAGTGGGTGCTTTGAGCCGGTTTTCAAATTTCAGGTAGCATAGAGGTCAGTATCTTGAGTCGAAGATATTCTTCATCTCGAAGACCATAGGAACGACGTTGAATGACCCTGATCTTATTGTTTAAGCCCTCGACAAATCCGAGTGCGACTTTGTTCTCGGGTTTGCAGAAGGCGGCGATACCGTCCCAATGGCGTTCGACCATCTTGGCGAACTTTTCATAGGGGTCGAGACGTTGCCATTTTAACGAAGCCTTCCAGTTGTCGAAGAACTTTTTGGCCCAGGCTTCTGACTGATAGTCCCAGAGCTGCCCAAACTCCTCCTTGAGGATGTAAGCAGTGTTTAAACGCTTGTTAGCAGTTAAAAGCGTCTTTAACGATCTTCTCCCATCCGTAGTAAGGTTTTCTCGATGCGAGAGGAGCGTATATTTCTGACCCTTGATGAATTTACGATCTTTGCCGGTTAGTCTGGCATATTCGCTCTTTCTAATTTTGTCTAAGGCCTCGTTCAGGTGCCTTATGATATGGAACTTATCGTAGAGAATGGCAGCCTGCGGAGCTTTCTGACGTGTGGACTTTTCAAAAGGCTTCCACATGTCCATGACCGCAAGTCGTATTTTACTAGCTTTTTTTGGCCCCAACTCGTCAAAGAAGCAGTTTAGGCTTTCTTCCGAGCGGTCCTCTCCTCCGAACCAGATGGGCCGACGCCTCTCCAGGTCGCTGACCACGATCCGGTACGTATGGCCTTTGCGGATTGAGATTTCGTCGATACCGATAACTTTCGGCCCGGGATTTCCGGCCCGACGAAGCTTCTCTCGCATGTACTGCACTTCGAGTTCTTTGACGGCCCTTCGGTCAAGGTGAAACTCTTTGGCAACATCCTTGATCGTTGAAGTACTGCACCGCTTGCCAATATAGAAGGCAAAGCGCTTAGTATAGAACGGACTGTCTGCCAGAAACGACAGTTTCTCTTGTTTCACCTTACCGCACCTCCGGCACTGGACTCGTCGTACCGGTAGTTCCAGATAGATGCGGGCATCGCCAGAGGAAAGATCACGGACCCGCTTGATCTTATGATCATAGAAGGTCCGATGAACCGTGCTACAGACGCCACAAACTGTTTTTTCCCCCGCCGAGTGAGCCGTATCACTCGAGCGTAGGAATCACCGAAGATACCAACAACGGTGCGCTGTGGAGTAAAACCAGGGAACCGGTATGAATCGCTGAGTGTCTTCTTTCTCATGCACGATTCATAGCACGTTTTCCCAAACAAAGACAAGAATAAAACACTTAACCAGAGCGGGTGATGTGAGTTTTACTCCTCATTTTTACCCACTCAGTTTGCACTTGATCCTTATATCAAAGCATTCCTTTGTGAACTTTATCTTTGGTGAATCCTGAAAAGAAATCCCTTTCTCTTCGTGAATCGCTCCTGGTTCGAACAACTCATCCACTGACAAGACCCCCTTTGGGCAGGCCTTCTTCATTTCAGGGTTCATGATAAGTTTTGCTTCTGAAAATGCGTCGATCGGTTGAATTGAGAACAGTAACAACGTGAGGAAGGATATTCTACGGAGGGAAGACTGATCTGATGTAATGAAGATGGCAACAATGCTGCTTACCATAAGCGCCCACATTTCGACGACCTCTTCATGAAAGCAAATGTTTTATTTCTTCGCGGCTGTCTTCCGTGGCCGGCCAGTCTTCGCGGGATCGACCGCCTCGTGGCCGTTCGCCCAGGATATTCCCTCTTTATCGAGATGGTCAATAATGATCTTTTCAACAAGAGAGGACATCGAGCGACGATCCTTCTTGGCGGCGACCTCCAGTGCGTCCTTGATACCTGGGGAAAGAACGAAGTTATATGTTTGCTTCTTCATAGGGACGATATTATATGATAAGCAGGTAACTTGTCAACAAATATTACTTGACAATATTATGTTACCCCTATATTATCTGATTATCAGGTAATTGTTAACTGGTTTAACTTTAATGTCGTACTATAAAAAGGAGAATAAAAATGCCGACAGAAACGATGAAAAAAGGCGAGTTTGACCCAGGATGCGTTGCAGAAATTTACGACAAGCTTCATGCTCACAGCTATGCACTAAGGGCCTTTGGTGCCCTGCTCCAATCCTCACACCTCGACGATTTTACAGACGAGGGCTTAGCTACAAAGCTATCTCCGGAGATAGATCCCGAGGCGCAGAATCTTAGATGGGGCCTTTCTCAGATCATCGACCTTTATCTTGCCCATCAAGAGCAGATCGTCTCCGGGTACTGCGATCAGTACTATGAGAGCGACATATATTTGATTCGGAAGGCCGAGAACGAAATCTGCATGATTGAGAAGGGCGGCCGGTCCACGCGAGAGGAAACAGAAGGCCGACTGCGCGTAGTCATTAAGAACCTTGATACCGTGATCAACCGAGGCGGAGAAGTGAAGGCTGTGATATTGAAAGAGACATGTTTGAAATACTTGAAGCAGGTAACGAGAAAGACACGATGAGTGCGGGCAGAACGTCTTTGTCAATAGTACAAAGTGCGATCGAATGCAGCTCCAGCGAAAAGGGATAACGTGGTGACACATAGCAGCAGCTCATATCAAATGAAGTTCCGGACCATCGTTTTAAAGCAGCTTATTTTAGATTGCGGCATGGTCCAGGCGGCGATCGCGCGCAAGGTCGGATGCAGCAGGCCAACGATCAACCTGGTCCTAAACCGCTGGGGCTATATGCCAACCGAGTTTCCAACATTCCGAAAGGCCGTGGAGAAGCTCATCGAAAAGAGTGAGCTGGCGGGTGTCTGGCTCCAGGAGCGCGGCTACAAGACACAGGACATTTGGGCGCCGCTCGGCAAGGGGCTCAAGTGGAGAAAGGACGTAAACCACAGACGGCGTGTTTCGAGAGGAATGAAGAGAAAGCCGATCACCCTGGGAGATCCCGAAGCGGTTGAGCTTACACTGGAGGCGGAGATGCTAACGGCAAAGGCAATGAAACAATTCAAAATATTCCGGAGCCCCTTTGGAGATGATATCGATCCGGTAAAGGACATCTATCTTTCTGGGGACCATCGTTACATTCAAATGGCCATGCTTGAAGCGGCAAGACATAGCGGTTTTCTCGCTGTCATCGGAGAGGTGGGCAGCGGAAAGACCATGATGCGTCGGCTCTTCGTGCATGAGCTCCGGCAGGATGAGAACTGCCGAATTATTTTTCCCCGGATCATTGATAAGACCCGCATCACCGCCGCAAGCATTTGCGACGCCATTATTTACGATCTCGCCGGCCATGATGCTAAATTGAAGGGTAAGCTTGAACAGAAATCCCGCCAGGTAGAGGATCTTCTGGTCGCTCGATCGAAGTCCGGCATTAAAATGGTAATGCTCATTGAGGAGGCCCAGGACCTCGCGGCATGTCCGCGCGTGCTCAAGCTCTTCAAGCGCTTCCACGAGATCGAGGACGGTGCCAAGAAAGTCATGGGGATAATACTCGTGGGGCAGCCTGAGCTTGGTGCGCTCCTAAATGAAGGCGATCATTACGATATGCGCGAGGTTATCCGGCGGATCCAGGTCGCCGAGATCCAGGGCCTGAACGGCAGCGTCAAGGAATACATTGTCCACAAGTTCAAGCGCGTGAACATCGACGCCCGGAGCATCATCACCGATGGCGCCATCGACGCGCTCGGGAAAAGGCTCACCAACAACGAATCCGGCCGCGATGTTTCTGTAGCCTATCCCCTCACTGTCAACAATTATATTATCCGCGCCATGAACTTCGCGGCATTGCACGGTTTTGAGAAGGTTACTGACGAAGTGGTGAACACAATCTGAAAAGAGCGTCGATCGACATCACGCCGTGAAAATTAATTGAGGAGGATTCTGAAATATGATTATCAGCGAACAAGAAGAACAAATCGGCAGCGGTTGCAGAGTTATAGAGATCATGAGTGCTATTCTAAATTCCGAACATGAAACAGATCGCAATCGAGAACACCTCTGGGCAATAGGGTTGAATCGTAAAAATATTATACAATATATCGAACTCGTCTCTCTCGGATCATCACATCAATCCGTTGCCGATCCACGTGAGGTGTTTCGATTTGCCACCATGAAGGGAGTTGCCGCTATTATTCTTTGTCACAACCACCCATCAGGAGATCCAACCCCTTCATTGGAAGATGTTAACACAACGAAGAGGCTGTCTGATGCAGGAAGAATTTTAGGCATAAGCGTGCTGGACCATGTAATTCTCGGAAAACCTTCCCACGGCCTCAGTTTCTATGAGCAAGGCTTGTTCAACCAGAGGTTCCGAGACGCGCTGTTTAGCGGCGGCGGCACCGAGTGGCAGATTTATAGAGACACCATGTCCGCACCTCTAAGGAAAAGAAAATCTTCCAAAAAGAAGAATAGTGGTGAGGCGGTCGCCGTTGCGGTATCACAGCCAAATCAAAATTGATTCTTTTTATGGGAAGGTGCGCTGGAGGGCTCTTCAGCCCTGTTTTCACCTGCCGGGCTACAAAGACCGGCGCTCGGTCTGAAATTTCGCAGTGAGGCCCCACGCTATAGTTTATAAACTCAAAACAGGGGTAGTTCTGAGGGGCGATACGGGATGATTCAGGTCACAAACGAGATAAAGAGGATTTGAAAGCAGAAAGGCGCCGCGATTTTTATCAGAGACACAAGGAAGAACTATCCGATTACCGTTTTGCATATCGTTTTGACGAGGATGCTGCGGTTGGGTTTTCCGGACAAACTGTACGGAAAACCTCTGCCGCCGAACGGGGGGTTTTCGTATCAAATCGATACGAAAACCTCGGGCGGAAGACCCCGGATTTTTTACTCCGAAATGGGGATTTACACCGTTGCGATGCTGGCAAAAACCGATATCGCCAAGGCATTCCGGCGGATACTCATCGAGATCCAGCGCCAAGCCCAGGCTGAAAAAAGAGATGGTGGCGGCTAAAAAGACGATCAGAATGGGAGATTGTTGATTTTAGGGACATCAGTGACATTGGAAAAGACCTCAGCATTGCCCCAAAAAACACGTTTATAAACGCGGTTTCAGGCGATTTCAAAAAGTGCGGCTCTCTTGATACCCGGACACCAGGGAAAACGCCTTAAATTCGATTTCGCGTTTTAGCTTCAGTTAAGGCAAATAGTCAAAGTAACTTTGATTATCACGTTATTTGCGGTCTTGAGTCATAATTTTCTTGACAAGCGTGTTCTGTTGGTTGTATAGGTGATTTAATAAAGGTGAAAAAATGTCGGATACAGTCACTACTCTTAAACAGGAAAAACCCGAAGCCAGGAGCGCGATTGAGATTAATCTGGACGGTCATTCCTGCGTGGATATCATCATAAAGAACAAAAATAAATTTCTCGGGACCTATCGTCTCGTTGCAACGAAGAACGATCGGTGCATGTTGCAGAAATAAAGTAAAAGAGGCAAGCCAGCTATTAAGCCAGCGCCACAATAGCAAGCCAGCCGATAAATGGATTTCAATGTCCATTTGTCGGCTTTTTTATTTTGCGCCATATCGAGGAAGAGCGGGGACAGAGAAATATCACACTGCATATTATGCAATTTGGAGGAGGACGGTACTGTGCTGAAGTTCAACGATGAAGAATTAAAAAAGTTCACGCAGCTTTGTAGTGCTGAGGATTTTGAGATGAAGCAGGAACAGAAATGGGAGGAAGAGGGCAAGCGTGTGCGTTTTGCTATCAAGTTTCTTGCCCTGGGCGCGGAGACACATCCCGGATTGCGCGCGGCCATGTCGGTCGCTTTACACAATGGAGACGTAAGCGCGACGCTCAATGAATGGGAGCAAGTCCGACGCCTTGTTGAGTTTTATTTAGAGGTCATTATTGCAACCCTTAAATTCCACGATCGAAGCCAAGGCGATCCGAAAACGGACCATCCCATAGACACACAGCAGCACTGATGCGGATCGTCGGATGGCTGGCAACGGACGTGACGCGGTTTTCAACGGTGACGGTAGGTCAGCGAGGCCCTGAAGATTTCGATCAACCAGGTATTTCGGACCATGCACAATATGCAAGAGCGAGGATGGGTGGAGCGATCAGGCGAGGGCTGGCGGCTGGGCCAGGGGATAACAAAAATATCTGAGGCGGTGCGCAAGGGGCTGGCTGATACGATGCAGTGATATTTGGGGTAAAAGTTCAATTTTTGAACTTTACCAATGAATAATAACAATGGGTTAGGTATTTTAGTGCCCAAATTTGAACTTTTACGGGAGGCAACATGGCGGCAAAACATGAACGCAGAAGCGGTTTTTTTCAAGGGCTCAACTTCGGGGCCAGTCTGATACGATGCAACGGTATCTCGGATGAGTCGGAAATTTCCGTCCCATATGCAGGTGTGAACTCTAATTAATCAACGTGTTAATAATTTTCGAGTTGGAATTTCCGTCTCGGCCAGGGGGTAAAAATGGCAAATAAGCCGAAGCGCTTGAAGCCAACGGATGAGAGCGTACGCACCGCCGAGCATTTGATGGCGGCAGGCCGCGCCGCGTTAGAACCAGTCGTAGAAGAGCTCAAAAGCAAGCTTGAAAAATCGGAACAATTGTACCTGAAAACCGGACAACACCAGGCATTCAGGGCGATGGCGTTGCTCAATGAATACCTCGCAATGAAATCCATAGCAGATATCATTACGAGTAAATCTTATCGCTTAATCCCCGGCATTAAAACCGTGCACGATTACTGCAAAAAGTACGGAATCCCGTACAATACCGCGTTTGAGAACGTAAGAATAACAAGGGCTTTGACGGAAGAGGAGTACGGATTATTTACAAAAATCGGATTTACCCGGCAGGACTTTCTGGGTTATGCAAGCCTGCCGGAAGACCAGCGGGTGCAGATCAAGGAGGGCGTGCTGGTCAATATCGAAAAGGCTGACAATACCCAACTCCGCGCCTTGCTTGAAGAACAAATCTACGAGCAGAAAAAAGAACGTGCAAAAAGTGAGGACGAGAAGCAGGATTTAAATCGGACTCTTAAAAAAAACGCAAAAGCGATTCAAGAGTTGAATTCGGAGATCGCTCATCTTGAGGGCAGCGCAAAGGAAAAAGGCCTGACGCTTGACGAAGAGGCCTTCTTACAATATTTGGATAAAAAGCTCTTGGGCTTCGGGGTGTACATGAAGAATATGGACCCGGAGAATATTGAGGCTTTGCAGACCTACCGCATGCGCGATGAAGACGGGCATTTGGTGCCAACAAACGTTACCCCGAGTATGCGCGCGGCGCTGATTGAAAGGCTCGGCTATATGCGTCGGGTGATCAAGGCCGCGTACGATACGGCGTTTGAGCTGTACGGTGCCGATCTGGCGGAGGTGGACGAGTGTTGGACTCCGGGCAAGGGGTTGGGCTCCGAAATAATAAAGTAAACAATTATAGTTTCCTCCGGAAGCTCGCAACGCTGCGCGCCATGGCGCGGCTATAGCCCGTGTGTGCGGGGGCATTTGCTGGTAGTCTGGGATAATGGCCTCCTTTATTACCAGCCTGCATGGGTTATTGATTTATGCCGCCGATCCCTCGCTCGGCGGTTTCCTTAAAAACGATTTTAAATGAACGCTGCTTTTAAAACACGATGACAGAACAAGTTGAGCAAGGAGTATAAAGGGCCGTATGTGGCAAATGGAAATGGTCGAACAGCTAAACGCCGCACCCACTCGCAGCCGGCGCGGGATCCTCGAACAACACGCGCAGCTGACGGGCTTCTCGATATCACATCTCTATGAGATAGCGAAGGGCTGCGGATTTATCTCTGACCGAAAAAAACGCGCGGACTCTGGCGAATGCATCCTTGCGGACGCGCAGATAGAATTCGTCGCCGGGCTCCTGCGCGAGAGCGCACGCGAGAACAAGGGGGTCATCATGCCGGTGGAGCGCGCGCTTGAGATCGCTGTGGACAACGGCATCATCCTAAGTGGATCCGTAAGCGTCGGTCGTATGCAGCATATCCTCGCGGAGCGGCAGTTGAACAAGGACTCGCTCGACGCGGACACGCCGCACACCGACATGCGGAGCCTTCACCCGAACCACATCCACCAGATAGACGCCTCCGTCTGCATCCAGTATTACCTGCGGGACGGCAAAACAGCGCTCATCGACGAGCGCGACTACAACCAAAAGAAGATGCAAAACCTCGCAAAGGTCAAGACGCGCATCACCCGCTATCTTCTCACAGACCATTTCTCCGGTCTCTTCTATGTCAAGTATTACCTCGCCGACGGCGAATCACAAAAACTCCTGTACGACTTCCTCATCTCCGCCTGGGCGCACAAGCAGGAGGATCGCTATCCCTTCCGTGGCGTCCCCTTCCTGATCCTCTGGGACTCAGCAAGCGCTGCCCGCGCGAAGGCGATGAAGCATTTTATTGAAGGGCTCGGCATCATCACGCCAAAGGGCATGCCGCACAATCCCAGGCGGCAGGGCTCGGTCGAGTCTACACAAAATATTGTCGAGTGCTGGTTCGAAAGCAGCCTGCGGTTCCAGCCTGCGTTCGGCATTGAGCAGCTCAATGCCTGGGCGCACGACTGGATGGTCTATCACAACGCATCAAAGGAGCACTCGCGCCACGGTATGACGCGCACGGCCTCTTGGATGCAAATCCAGCAGGCGCAGCTCCGCGAGCTGCCGAACACGGAGGTGCTGAACGCCCTCTTCTCCTATACGGCGGAGGAAAACACACGGCTCGTCGGCGGTAATTATCAGATCAGCTTCGCGCTCAGGAGCGGCGAGACAAAGAAGTATTGGCTAAAGCACGTCCCTGGTCTGCTGCCCGGCCGATCGCGCGTCCTCGTCCGCATCAATCCTTATCTTTGGCCAAAGGTCAACGTCCTCTACAACGAAATCTCGTATGAGATAGAGCCTGTCGAGATGCTGCCGGCTGTCATGGGTGCATTCCGCGCGGACGCCCCGATCATCGGCGAGGGATATGCGGCCATGCCGGAAAGTCTAACGCAGCAGGCAGTTAAGAGGATGGAGAACGTGGCCTACGGCGAGGACCGGAAAAAGGATACCACACCCTTCGCAGGAATGCTGGTAATGGGACATCATGCCGACAAGCTCAATAATCTAACCTATATGCCCAAGCGCGGTACCGCGATCGAGGTGGACCGCGAGAGTGTTGCAAGGTCCATCTCTTTTCCGGAGCTGCTCAAGAAGCTGGTGCTCGCAGGTGTCGCGATGACGCCGAAAATCAATCAGGAGTTGAGGGCAAAATACGGAGAGGCGATCGATTCCGAGGAGGTGAAGCGGATCCTGGAGGAATTCACCGCAGAGACGCCGAGACATGGAGGAGAACAGGCTCAGAGTGAGGCATGCACGGCTCGCTAAATAAAATTATATGTCCGGAAGGATATAGCGGTGAAAGGGGGAAGTAAATGAAAACGGAAGATGTCTTTTTCGTTAAGTCGGTTGAGGAATTAAGAAATACGCTCAACCTTCTTACTTTAAAAATAGACGAGAATGCTGAAGCGAACAATGCCTTGAAGGTTGGGCTCGTTCTTCTTTCTCACAAAATAGATGAGAACACTAAAGCGAATATTGGCCTGAAAATTGGCCTCATTGCAGCATGTGATAAAATGTCGAAACGTTTAGAACAAATAGGGCAACCGGGACCAGAAAATTCAGAAACCAATTTGGTACAAAGTTGCAATGATTAATCTGGGTTTTACAGTCCGCTAAATAAATAAAGCCACGCGACCGGGCGGGGGCGTGGCTTAAAGCTGGGGGAAGCTTCCTTTTGAGTGAATCCACTCTATCACCAAAGGGGGGCAAATGGAAGCGAAAAATGAATTTCGGTCTACTGAGAGGGATTTACTCAGAATGTTTCAACGTGATGTCAACATGCGGCCGGTACTATCGCGCGAGGAAGAGGCAGCCATCGCACAACGAGCCCGAGCGGGCGACCAGGCGGCCGCTGATCTGCTCATTGAGTCGAATCTCCGGTTTGTCCTGAAGGTCGTCTTCAGGTACTGGCATCCGGGCCTTCCGCTGATGGATTTGATATCAGAGGGCTGCATAGGCATGGTGATCTCCTCCAAGACCTTCGACCCGGCCATGGGGGTCAGGTTTATAAGCTATGCCGTTCATGGCGTCACACAGCGCGTCCATGAATACATCAGGTTGAATTACCTCCACGAGCACGAATCTCTTGACGATCCAGTTTATGACGACGACAAAACCACGCGCAAGGATCTGCTTGTTTCGAAGGGTCCCGGCGCCGATGAGACAATATTCAGCGATCAGGTTAGAAATATTGTCGCGGACCTGGACGAGCGAGAACGGAGGGTCATCATTCTCCGGTACTGGGCAGACCTAACGCACAATCAAATAGGCGCTAAGATCGGCGTCTCGAAGGACCGGTCCCGACAGATAGAGAATAAAGCCCTTAGAAAACTGCGGTGGGTGCGGGAACCATTCCGATAAAGGAGGGTACATTGGACGAGGACATAATAGACAAGCTGCCCGGTGATCTCAAAAAAATAGCTGAATTGATCGGGGTCGAAAACACGATGAAGATAGTAGACCACTGGGGCGGTAGCTACATCTCAATCCCAAGCTGCCTGAATCTGAAGCGAGATGTCAACATCGCTGAGGCGTGCAAACTCTACGACAGCGGCGGATATACGATCCGTAACCTCGCCTTGCGATTCAGAGTCTCAGGCAGGACCATGGCTACGTGGCTCAAAAAGGGACAGAAAAAAACCATCGAACCAAAGGAGGGGCATGGAGTACTGCCACGCACTGGGGATCAATAATTAGGAGGGTGTTAAAAAGAACATTCTGTAATATATCACCATATGGAGGTAAAGGCATGATTGGCATCACCGATATCACGGAAAGGGATCTAAATAGCAGCTATAAGGACGTTGCCAAAGTCATCGGGCTCGATACAGCCTTGAGGCTCGGCAAAGAATTCGGCGGCGAGAACTTCTATTTACCGAAGGTGCAGGATCGGAAAAGACTTGAGGAATTGGCGGATACGGACGCAAGATATGGGGATATTGTCAAAGTCATCGGTCTCGATGCAACCTTTAAGCTCGCAAGGGAATTCCGTGGTGAGTCGTTTTATTTGCCTAAGCTGGACGGCAATCAAGGTCCCCTGACACGCGCACGAGAGCGGATGATACTCTCGGAGGTTAAAACTGGAACTTTTCGGGGTTCGATAGTCGCTCTCGCTCGAAAGTATGGGATTACGTCGAGGGGTGTTCAACTCATCATCAAACGCGCGCATATAAAAATGGTCGCTTCGCAATGAGTAATATAAAAGTTTATTTTATGACATAGGGAGGATTTTAAAATGCTGCAATTAGGGTTGAAAGCGAGGGACCTGATCTCTCTATCATATAATCTTTATAATGAACTCGCTTCACTCGCTAAACAAGGCGGATGTATTATGGAACTCAGAAAAAAGGAAAACATGTGTGGCGCGAATGGTTGGTTTTACAAGAAGGGCTATCTTGATTTCGATGGCCGTGAAATACACAATAACACAATATATCTATTAGAGCCGATCGACGTGGATTTATTTTACTCGTTCATTCCGACCGAATTAGATGGAAGAAAAATTCCACGTGATCAGATCTATCGTTTTGTCGTTTATCATGAGATAGGACATGCCCTGCTTGACCCTTTACAAAAAAGTATATGGCATGCAAACGGAACCTTGAATGAAGATAAAATGCGGCTGCTTAAGGGCGCGTGTGAATTGAGGGCGGATAGATACGCATGGGAGTCATTATTTCCCTCACAACCACTCCCAAAAACGGAGGGCTGCCAATTTCTGGTTGCAAAGTTGGAGGCGTTCATGATAGAGCATAAAAATCTTTTCACAGCGATCAGGACACCCAAGCCGCTGTAGCCGCGCGGATCACCAAAAAGGAGAATTGAAATGCTATTGAGTGCAAAAACAAAGGACTTGGTCTATCTCACGGCCGATCTTTTATCGGAACTCCTCTCTATTGCCAGGACCAAAGGAGGATGTATTATTGAAGTCAAAGATACGAGAAACATGACGAACGTCTGCCAGTACGAATTCACGTTTGCGTACCTGTTGTTTGAAGGCGACATTGGTTTCGGGGGGCATACCGTGCGCTGCAACACAATAAGCTTGGTAAATTGTATCGATGCGGAGGCGTTCCGCACGGCACGCAGACCCGAGATGAGCTTCGAGTCAATTCCTCGCGACCAAGTTTATCGTTTTCTTGTTTATCATGAAATCGGCCATGCGCTGCTTAATCCTATATGGCCCAAATCAAAAACAATACGAAATGTCGATGGAACCGTAAATCAAGAGAAAACGGAGATGGTACAATGGGGGTGTGAATTGAGGGCGGATCGATTTGCATGGAAGTCGTTGTTTCCTTCACAGCCCCTCCCCCGAAGAGATGGATGTGAATCTATGGTAAGAAGTTTGGAATCGGTTATGTGGTCACATAAAGATCTTTTTGCAGGAGCCAGGGTTCCTAAGCCTCTATAGTCGCGCTTACTTTGAGCCAGCGCTTTACGTTGTTTTTAAATTCCGGTTTTCCAATGATTGCGGCGATCCGCTGGGGTCCGTAGGTGGGCATTTGTGATTTGATGAAGAAGGCAGCTTCACGAAAATCTGGATATTTGGTAGTCCCGGCATCCGATCTATGACGCCTTGGTGCGCCGGAGGTCATCACAAACTGTGATAACCTCCGTGGTTTTTTCTGGGATGTTGCAGCCCTCGCGGGTGAAGGCATGGGGCAGGTAACGGACGCCGTTATGCCCGTTAAACTTGAGATCGCAATCTGCGATAGGTTCATCGTTTTTTCTTAGATAATTGTGCTGTTCTTGCGCTCTTTTTTATAAAATCAATTCAACTTTGATTTTTGCCTTTTTTTGACCCCTTTGTCAGGCATTCGTAAACCTTCCGGAAGTCACTTATCGGATATTTCAATGACTTATTATCAGGTCCCCCTATATGTTGTTTTAACGGAAGTACAGGACGGGATAGTCGTGCCGGGGGTCTATGGCGAACAGGATTTCAGCCAGGCCGCGGCAGGACTGCCCTCGGGTGCGCGCAAGGTCATTATCATCGCCCAGCGGATTGCGGCGGGCACGGTCGCCGAAAAAACGGTGTATCGTCCCTTCTCGGACGCCGAGGTTGCGGCCAAGTCCGGCATCGGTTCCGTTGCCCACCTCATGGCGCGCGCGGCGTTCAAGCGTAATCCGCAGGTGGACCTCTCGATCGTCACCCTGGACGACAACGCGGGCGGGGTCGCTGCGCAAGGGACCTTCACCTTTACCGGCCCGGCAACCTCGGCCGGCACTGTCCGCATCTTCATCGGTGACCAGTACGTGGATGTGGCGATCGCTGCCGGCGACTCGGCAACCGACATCGCAACGGCGGTCAAGGCCGCGGTGAACGCAAAGGCGGATTTTCCCGCCACGGCGGACAACGTCGCCGGCGTGCTCACCACCACCGCAAAAAACAAAGGCAAGTGCGGCAACGAGATCGGGCTCGGATACCAGCTCTCCGGAGCGGCCGGAGTGACCTGCACGATCGTCGCCATGGCCAACGGCGCCGCGGACCCGAATATTGCGGACGCGACCGATCTCCTGGTTGGCGCAAAGTACGACATCTACTGCACGAGTCTGAACGATCAGCCCTCGCTCCAGTCACTCCGAACGCACCTCAATTCCATCTCCGGGCCTGTTGCTCCGAAATCGGCCATTGCAATCTATGCCACGACCGGGGCATATGCCTCGGCAACATCATTGGCAAACGCCGTAAACGTGCTGCGGGAGGCGGCGCCCTGGGCCCCTTATACCGCGGCAACACAGAAAAAAACACCGTCGTTCATGGTGGCCGCGATCGGCGCCGCTGCCGAGGTGGGCAGAAAGATCGGCACCCCGACAAAGAACCTCGATATGACCGGGGTCTCCGCGCCGGACATCGCCGATCGTCCGCCCTGGGGCCAGTTGCAGGGTGCTATTTCAAACGGCGTGTCTCCCATCGTCATGGGGCCGGGAGAAAAACCACAGCTCATTCGCATGCCTACGACCTACACCTCTGACGCGAACAGTCAGCCGGTGCTGGTGGACCTGTTCAAGGTCACCTGCATGGACGCCGTGCGCGACGCCCTGATCGCGAACATCAGCGCCATGGCCCCGGACAAGATCCGGGAAAAGGACGAGGACCATCCGCTGTCCACTCTCGATATCTGCAAGAATATCGCGAAGCACACGGCATACCAGTGTCAAAAGGCCGACTGGCTCACCGGCGTGAATCAGGTGGAGAACTACTTCATCGTCGAGCGCGACGTGCAGAACCGGCAGCAGATCAATTACAAGGTCCCATCGCCCGTTGGCGACGGCGCGTATGTCCACGCGCTTCAGATTATAATGATGTGAGAGGCAGTCTAATAGCCGAGAGCTAAGAGCTAAGAAATGGCTTAGAGCCAAGAGTTTTAGAGCTAAGAGTTTAATCTCAAAGCTATCGTCTCTAAGCTATCGACTGTTTCTCTAAGCGATCGACTGTTTCTCTAAGCTATCGACTCTAAGCTATCGACTGAAACACAAGGAGGCCACCATGCAGCAATTAGTCAGTCGTCACGACATCGCCATCAACGGCGAACAGATCACCGATCTGAAAAATTTCAAACGCCTCAAGCGCACCCACCGCAAGATCGTGGAGATGATGAACAAGACCGGATTTGTCAAGTTGCGGCTCCGGCATGCCTTCTCCGTCGATTACGTGATCCCGGCCGGGGCTCGGTACGATTTCGGCAGTATCGAAAACGGCACCATCCTGGTCATGGGCGACGATGGGACCCCGCTGGAGTTTTTCGGCGTCGTCTGTGTGGAAGAAGGCGACCAGGACAGCGACGGGGAGAAGGAGATCGTGAGCACTATCCTCTTCGGCGCCGAACGGGCGAGCGACGATAAGGAATAACGTCTTGACAAAACCCTCCTCTCCGCCCAACTCCCTCTCCCTTGGAGGGAGAGGGCTGGGGTGAGGGGGGCATGTGAGGGGTGATCTATATGAGTCTCATCGAACAATTAAAAGCCGGCACGCGCAACACCCGCACCATCCCCTGGCCGGGACGGGAGGACAGCATCACGCTCCGGATCCTGACCGAGGCGGAGATAGAAGAGGCCCAATTCGAGGTCGAGCGCCGCTTCAAGGCCGCGCAGATCGAGTTCTCGGCCGCGACCATGGACGCGTACCAGGCGTCGCAGAACACGGCCATCCTCGCCCGTGCGATCGTGGACCCGGAGACCGGCAAGCGCATGTTCAAGCAGACGGATGAGCTGGCGCAGCTCCCCGCCTTTGCCTCGGCCAAGGCCATCCTGATCGAGGAGTGGAACGCCCTGGACAACGAGAGCAACCCCGCGCTGAAAAAGATGACCGACGAAGAGTATGACAAACTCTTCACCGAGGTAAAAAAAACTCCCTCGATCTCGAACTTTTTAAATTCAACAACGCTGAGAGGGCTTATCACCTATTTGGCAAGCCTGCCTGCGACCTCACCAGCGGGCAGTGGCTCTACATCTGCATGATGCACGACGCATACCCCAAGCCGTACAAGGGGCCTGACACGCCGGGCTTCAAGCCCAAAGTGACGAGGGTTTGGAAAAAGAGTAAAGGCAGTTCTTAGTTCTTAGTTTTTAGTTCTTAGTTCTTAGTTCTTAGTTTTGAATTTTGAATATTGAATTTTGAATGAGGTTTGTAATGGCGAAGAACGAAGCCCAAATAGACCTGACCGCCAGCGACAGCAAACTCATAAACGTGCTGTCCCGCGGCCATGACGCCGTGAACAAGTACGGCAGGAACGCCATCAACGTCTTCAAGCGCGTGAACGCATCCATGGCCGCCGGTTGGAGCAGGCTCGGCGCGCTCGGCCCGCTTGGCGCGGGTTTCGGCGTATACAAAATGACAGAGGATCTGCTGGAGTTCGACGCGGTGCTCCGCAAAGTGGGCCGCACGTCCGGGGCCTCCGCGATCGATATGGCCGCGTTTCGCAAACAGATCGTGGACCTCATCTCGCCCGGGTCCGGCATCCCGCTCATCAAGGGGCAGTTCGCGGACATGGCCGAGGCCTTGAACACGACGGGCGTCTCGATGAACGTCATCAGGGCGATCCTGCCGCAGGTCGGCAAGGGCGCCGTGGCGTCGCAAACCGACGTAAAGATATACGCCGAGACCATCGGCGAGCTGATGGACAAATACAAGGTCGCGGCAACGGACCTGCCCGCGCTGCAGGACCAGTTGAACGCGGCCATGAAGATGGAGGACGTGCGGAAGAGCCCCGAGGCGTTCCTGCAATCCATCAGCTCAATGTCAAAGACCATGCAGCTCCTGAAGACCCAGGGCCTCGGCAATGTGACCCCGCTCATGGCGCTCCAGGCGCAGCTCACGCAGTTCACCGGGTCTGCAGGCGAGGCGAGCGGATCCATCGAGGCGCTGTTCAACGGACTGCTGCGCGTCAGCAAGAATAAAGATATCAACAGCCAGCTCCTCGGCCGCGGCATCAACTTCTTTAACCAGGGCGGCGGCGTTAAGAGCATCGCGGACCTCATCCCGCAATTTAAAAAGCTCGCCGATGAAGCTCAGCGCTCCGGCAAGAGCATCGAAGAAGTCTCCATGGCCATATTCGGCAGGCCCGAGGCCGCGAAGACACTCATGATGATCGCGCAAAAGTACGGCGATATCATGCACAAACAGGAAGAGCTGCGGCGTTCTTCAGGCAGCCTGGCAAGGGATTTCAAGTCCGAGTCCGACAGCATGGCCGCAAAGCTCAAACTCTTTCAAAATCAGCTCGACAAGTTCAAGGTGGACCACATGGCGTCCGCGCTCAAGGGGCTGTCCCACGTGCTGGACGCTCTGCAGGCCCACCCGGTCGTCGTCAAAGGCATCTTGTCCGTGATCGGCCTCATGGGCATTTCCGTTGCGGCGGGCAAGGTGCTGGACGTTTTCCAAAAAATATACGGTGTGATATCCCTGGCGGGCGCGACAAGGTTTGTGCAGGGGATGGCGGCATTAGGCGGCGGCGCCGGCACGGTGCTCTCCAGTGAGGCCCTGGCCGCGATCATCATGCAGCAGGCGGGAAAGAACGAGGCCGCGGGGCTCAGGAAATGGCGCACGGAAAACCCCTATGACTACGCCAGGCAGCAGCAGGTCATGAGCGGCCAGCCCATGCAGAACACCGTCAATCTGACCGTGTACGTCACGCCGGACCAAATAAAAACCGATACCGCTGATTTGAATACAAGGATCACCGTCGGCCGCATCAATCGCGGCGAGTTTGGGATAAACCACTGATGTCAAATAAAGACAAATACCCGGCAACGCTTGCAGGCATCGAGGTCATGATCTCCGATCGCGGGGTGTCCGACACCGTCGAGTGGGCGCTCGTGAAGCACGAATACCCGAACCGGGACGGCGCGCTCGTCGAGAACATGGGCCAGCGCGGCACCCCGCACCATTTCACCTGTTTTTTTTACAACGATGATTTTGACCTGCACCAGGACCTGTACGACGCTATTTCCAAACAGTCAAGTCCGATCGAGTTCATCCATCCGGAACACGGAGTCCTGCGCGGATATGTCGAGCGCATGCACCGCAGGTTCGACGACCGCCTGCGCCTGGCGGAGATCGATATATTGTTCGTTGAGAGCATCATCGAGCCGGAGCAGATCGCGGAGCCGTCCATCGGCGGCGTGTGCGAGGAAGCGTTCCAACTGGGGCAAACGGAAGCCATGACGCAGTGCGTAGCCGATGTCACCGAAGTACTCGGCACCGAGGGCAGCGCTCTCATGGACCGGGCGCTGGTCGCGGGTCAGGACATCCTCTCTCAATTTCAGGACCTCACCGGCAAGGCCCGCGCCTTCGTGGCGCAGGTGGATGCGGGTGTCCGCACCCTTGAAGGGACACTGTCGGCGGTCACCCAGCCCGCGAACAGTATCATTGCCACGATCGACTATACGACCAATCTCCCCGGCCGCGTCATCGGCGCGATCGCAGAGACCGTGGAGCGCTACGCTGAGGCGTTTTCAGACCTGCGCACCGCCCCCGCGCGTTTTGCGAGCAGCATGAAGAACGCCCTCGGGCAGTTGGAGCAGTCGTTTCTGGACTTCCGCACCACCGCCCCGGCAGGCTCGGTCAGGGCGATCGCCGAGAACGCCGCGGCCGCGATCATGGCAAAGCACGTACAGCTTGCCGCAGCGCAGCGCCTGGCGCTCGAGGCGGCATACGCATTCAAGGCGGACCAGTTGAACCGCCAGGCCGGGAAGCGGATAGAAAATCAACCCAGCTTTGATGTCCTCGGCAACTTCCTTGGCGCCGCCGCCGTTGACCCCATCATGAACGTGACGGACATCGAGGCCGTGCTGGCCGAGGTAATGGCAAGCGCCCAGACCGGCGTGGACAACGCCCGGACCATGCAGAGCATCAAGACCGCCGTGGACGGGCTGGTCGCGCACGCGCGCAGGATCAAGCTCGAGATAGCGCGGATCTACAGCGTGGACATCGAAAACACCATGCCCTTGCACCTGATCTGTCTGAAATACGGCCTGCCCTACAACGCGGCCGACAGGATACTGGCGATCAATCCGCAGATCAAGAACCCGAGCTTTGTAAGTGGAACGATCAAGCTTTACGCGGCATGAGGCCTGTGAGGACGTAGGACGTGGGATGTAGGACGTTACATCCTTCTTCCAAGCGAAGCGGACTTGCCACCTCCCACGTTTTAAGGAACTGTGAAAATGGATACTGTTTATTTATTGGTCAACGGCAAACGCATCGAGCGGTTCGAGTCCTACTCGATCGACGCGGACATGTTCGCCGGCGCGGCCGCCTTCGAGCTGGTACTTGCCAATCCGGAGACCTCCATTGTAAAAGGTCAGGATTGCGAACTCTACGTCAACGACACCCTGGAGCACACAGGGATCATCGAAAAACCGAACCCGGTCGATGACAAAAACGGCAGCAAGCTCACGATCACCGGCCGGGATTACATGGGCGTCATCGTGGACGCCCACGCGCAGGATTTTATCACCGTGCAGGACCAGACACTCAAACAACTCGCGGAACTGCTGATCGGAAGGCTGCCGCGGATCCAGCGCGCCGCCATCCTGTATGAGGAAGACACGAAGGGCCGCATCAAGGGCAAGGGCTCGAAGGTGGGGATCTTCGACACGCAGAACGCGCTGTCGCAGATAGAGCCCGGCATGACGGTCTTCGAGGTCCTGAGCCAGTTTGCGAAGAACAAAGGCATGATCTTCTATTGCCTGCCGCACGGATCCGGAGCAACGGCATATCAGCCGCTCTTTGTGTTTGGAAAGCCCAGGGAAAAAGGCGATCCGGCCTTTACTCTTACGCGCCGCATGGACGGCAAGGGGAACAACATCAAAACCTCGAATTTACTGAACGACATCACAAAGCGCTTCAGCCAGGTGACGGTTGTGGGGCAGAAGCAGGGCACAAACGTGTTTTCGGCGACTCAAATAAACATTGAGGCAACGGTCGTCGATCCAGATTTCCCTTTCTACAAGCCGTTCTTCCTGAAGGACGAATACGGAGGAGACCAGCCGGACCAGCAGGCCAGAATGGCGCTTGAACTGATGCGCCACGAGGGTTTTCTGGCCACCTATACCGTCTCCGGCCACAGCCAGAACGGAAAGAACTGGAGCATCAACGAGCTGGCAAACGTAAAGGATGAGAAAAATAACTACGAGCTCGATGGTTCATACCTCATCTATGGCCGCACATTCAAGAAGTCAAAGGACCAGGGCACCACTACCGAGCTCAGGCTCGGCCTGCCCGGGATGACCGCGTAACGGCAGTTTTGAGAGGCAGTTTTTAGTTTTTAGTTTTGAGTCTGCACCCGCGCTTTCGCAAGAGCAGGGCGTTTTTAACTAAGAACTAAGAACTCACAACTCAAAACTGATTTTGAGGGGTAACATGGGCCTTATTAAAACAATCATCCGCCGCGTTGTTATCAACGCCCTCACGGAGGGAGCTATCCGGACGATATCCGCGACCGGACTGCCGAACGAAGAGTTCAAGGACAGGGAGATGCAGCAGCACTATGGTTTTGCTTCCTCGCTCCTGGACGGCGCCGAGGGCCTCATCATAGGCCGCGGGAACGTCTTTTATCTGATCGGCTCGGACGATCGCCGGTACCGCATCGAGCTCGCGCGCGGCGAAGTGGCGCTCTATACCGACGAGGGCGACAAAATCCACATGAAGCGCGGGAAGACGATCGAGATCCTCGGCCAGACCAAGGTGATCGTGAATTCCCCGGCCGTGGAGATGGGAAACGGCGCTCAATATAAACTGGCTGATGAAAGAATTGTTACAGCAATTAATGCCCTCACCTTTGGCGGGCATACAATAGATGCGCCGCTGGTGATCGCGAACGTCGCCACGGCAAAGACGAAGGCATCATAAGAAAGCTGATAGCTAAGAGCCGATAGCTAAGGGTTAAGCCACAAGCTCTTAACTCTCAGCTCTAAGCTACAAACTGAGGTAATAATGGGCTACAAGATCATCATGAACCAGGGCCACCCCGAGCTGACACACGAGCAGGACGCCACCATCGCCACGGACGTGGCCCTCAGCATCCTGGTGGAGCAAGGCGCGTGGTTCGTAAATCCGAAATTCGGCATGCCGGCACTCCCGAAAAAGGACACGGACCAGAACCTCGCCCTGGTGCCGGTACGCTGCAAACAGGCGGCAAAATGGCTCATCGACGCGGGCAAGGCAAAGGCGATCACGGCCATTGCGGAGCGGGACGACGACACGCGCGGCCAGGTGAATATCCGCGTGGACGCCACCCAGGCGAACGACCAGCCGGTCACGTTTGAGACGTTCGTCCCGGTTGTATAAATAAAATCCCTCTCCCCTCAGTGGGAGAGGTTAGGTGAGGGGTGGTTAAAATGCCTTTTCAAAAGTCCTTCAACGAGCTGTACGATAAGATCCTGACCGATTACCGCAACCAGAACGGCACCGTGGACCAGGAAACGCTGTTCCGCTCCGGCTGTCTGGCATCTGCCCTCTTCGGCCTCTATTACGAGATCGACCGGGCCGCGAAGCAGATCTTTCCCGACACCTCGGACCATGACAACCTCCTGCACCACGGCGGCGATCGCGGGCTGGTGCCTGTGGCCGGAGAGGACGACGCGGAGTTCCTCGCGCGGCTTCAGGAGGACGAGCGCCGTCCGCCCGCAGGCGGCAACCAGTATGATTACGCCAAGTGGGCCAAAGAAATTGACAATGTGGCAGATGCTTTTCCCTTTCCTCTCGCTCAGGGCGATGGCACCCTGGACCTCGTGGTCGTCGCCGATGCCGGCACAACAGGTTCGGAGCTGCCGAGCAATTCATCGCGCATCGGGAACACCACCAGCGCCGCTGCAAACAAGTTAAACGATACCGCCGCCGACTTCTCCACCGCCCTGGCCGTGGCTGTAGGCGATATCGTCGAAAACCCGGTCAAGCGCAGGAGCACCACGGTGACCGTCGTGAACAGCGGGATACAGCTCACCCTGGCCGACGACATCTTCAAGTATGCCAATGAGCCGTATATCGTTTATCACCACACCGGCACCGCGACGACCGTCACCCCGAACAAGCTGGTGGACGCCGCGGGCGCGTTCAATGACGCCGGACGGCCCGTGGTAAAGGGCGACGTGGTGGACAACCTCGACCTGAATACCGAGACCATTGTGGCCGTGGTGGACGGCGCCGGCAGTCTGTCCGTGCAGGACGACATCTTCACCGCGATCGGGCAGAGATACGTCATTCGAAGTTTGATTGCGCAGGTCAAAAAAAACATTGAGACTAATCGCTGTGTAGGCGCCTCACGCGTGGCCTGCCTCGCTCCCACGATCCAGACCCAGGACGTAGTTATGGCGGTCAGCGGACAAAACGTCGACAGGGCAAAGATCGCGCTCGACATTGCTTCATATCTTTCTCTTCTGGAGCCGGGGCAGGTATTGTATTTGGATCAGTTGACTTCCTTGGCCATTCAGAATGGTGCTGAATATAAAGCGCTTACAACACCGAACGCCAATGTAGTGCCGGGAGCATACGTCATGCTCAGGCCGGGAACAATAACGGTAACCTAAAGAGGGCTTATGCTTCATGCCGATGTTCTGAAAATGCTTTTTCCCCTCGATCTGGGCGGCGTCTTTAACGCGGACACAGCCATCGATGGCGCGTATCTCGACGCCGTTCAGGCCCGTGTCCAGGACCTGCTGGGAGAGATGCACCCCGACATGGCCAATGAAACACTGGAGGCATGGGAGGCCCGATACGGCATCATCCCCGTGGCGGGGACTACGCCCGAGATCCGCCGCATGATCGTGGCGCAGCAGCGCCGCCTGCGCGGCAGGCTCGACATCCAGTATTACATCGACCTGGCGGCAAAGCTCGGTTTCATCGCTGATATAGAGGAGATGCCGCCGAACTCCGGGGCCTATGGCGGCACACCGGCGACGATCCACTGCTGGCGCATGCACATCACCAATTCTCCGCAAACGCTCACGTATTTCACCGCGGGAGACTCGGCCGCCGGCGACCTGCTCCAGGACTGGGGCACGGAGGCCACGGCGGTGCTCGAATCGGTCATAACCGAGATGAAGCCCGCGCACACACACGTCTATTTTGTCTATGATTAATAAGCTCTCAGCTCTTGGCTCTTAGCTGAAATTAAAGGGAGGCAGACCATGTTCAGGAAAACAGCAGCAGTTATCATCTTTTTACTCGTCGCGGCCACTATCGCGTGGTCCGCAAAAACAACATTCATTGACGGCGATCCCAACACCGGGATAAAAGGCACCCGTGTCTACGCCTCGTTCCTGAACGCATTGAACACCCATTATCACGACGGCATTGCCACGGACGGTCACGGAGCCCTGCCCTACGCCGCCGCAAGCGGGACCAATAACTACGTTCTGACCCTCAGTCCTGCCCTCCAGAGCTACGTCACCGGCATGCCGCTCTATTTTACCGTGTCAAATGCAAACACCAGCGTCTGCACGATCAACATCAACGGCCTCGGAACGAGAAGCATAAAAAAAGAGGTCACAAGCTCCCTCGTTTCAGGAGATATCCCCGCCTACAAGATGGTGGAAATACGTTATGACGGCACCAATTTTCAATTGATAAACCCGACCAACACTATAGGGAATGTGGCTGGGAATGTGAGTGGAAGCTCGGCCTCCTGCACAGGCAACTCCGCGACCGCCACCACGGCAACGAACGCAACAAATATACTCAGCCCCATCCCTTCTCGGTGGATCAAATTATATACTATCATCGAAGGTGAACAGGCGGTCGCAGCGGGAACATCCGTCGAGATCGTCGGCATGAGCAATGGAGAGCCTTGTTTCTATTCTGCCCATGCCAAATTCGGGGCTGCTGATGTATTATTGTCGCAAAATTCCGGCTCCGGCTTGAGCGCCTATATGGTTGAAAAAACCACTGGAGCAAAAGTGCTCGTACTCTCGAATACAACAGGTACAACACGCACCTTTGTTTATAAAATATACAGGTTTGCAGATTCGGTTTAAAAGTGCTGACTTTGGCTTTTTGGAAGGCATAGTTGAATCAAAATCAAAGTAACTTTGACCTATTCAATTGATTTTGGGAAGTCACTTATCTGGAATTTGTGCCTCGCTTTATCAGGCGGCTTTATAAGAAAGTTCAAAGGTCCTTCACGGAAGGTAAAGCGCGATTCGTGATACTTCTCCCTGGTATTCACAACCCGGATAAACCGGAAAACTTTTTAACAGGACTACAGGATAAAAGTATTTTCACATCCT